ATTAAAAAAATAATTTGTAAAATATTTCATATTAAACAATGCAAATGCAAGGAAAATAATTAATGACAAAAGCAAGAGATTTAGCAGATATAGCAGGAGCAGTTAGTGGTGGTAAAATCGCTAGTGATGATGTTAATGTATCATTTGAAAACATAAGCGATACAGGTACAACAGGTACTAAAGTTGCTTTAGGTACAACAGCACAAAGAGGTTCAACAACAGGTCAATGGAGATTTAATTCTACTACAGGATTTTTTGAGGGAAGAAATGCAACAGGCGTTACAACTTTAGAACCAACACCAACTGTTACAAGTGTTGATGATGGAGAAGTAGACAGTGCAGGTGGTGGAAATCAAACTATTGTCGTTACAGGAACAAATTTTAGTTCTGGTGGAGTTATAGTTTTTGTTGGAAACGCAGGTACAGATTTTAATGCTTCAACAACAACACACGACAGTGCTACTCAACAGACAGCAGTAGCACCAAAATCATCTTTCTTACAAGCACAAGAGCCTTACAAAGTTAAATTTACTTCATCAAGTGGAGTTGCAGGAACATCAGTTTCAGGATTAATTAATGTAGATAATGCTCCTACTTGGACAACTTCCTCTGGTGCATTACCTACTGTTTTTGATAGTTTGAGAGCTAGTGGTGTAACTGTTATTGCCTCTGATGCTGAAGGCGATACTATTGCATATTCACTTCAATCTGGTTCACTTCCAGCTGGTGCAACTTTAAATTCATCTACTGGTGTTATAGCTGGTATGAACGCAGTTGGTTCAGACACAACTACAAGTTTTACAATAAGAGCAACAGCAAATTCAAAAACTGCTGATAGGTCATTTACAATTACAGTTAAAGTTCCAGTATCACAAACTTTTTCTTATACTGGTTCAAATCAGGCTTTCTCAGTACCAACTGGAGTTACATCAATTGTAGCTTATATGTGGGGTGCTGGTGGTGGAGGTGCTAGAACTGGTGGTTGGTCAAATGCTTATGCTGGAGGAGGTGGAGGTTCTGCTGTAGGAACAATTAATACATCTTCTATTTCATCACTTATTATTATTGTTGGTCAAGGTGGAGAAGGTCAAGACACAAGTGGAACTACAACAATTAGAGATGCTTTTGGAGGAGGTGGTGGAAATACTGACACTTCTGACAACCAATATACTGCTGGTGGTGCAGGTTTATCTGGAATATTTAATGGTTCATACACACACGGAAATTCACTTTTAATCGCTGGAGGAGGCGGTGGTGGTGCTACTTCACAAAATGCCAGTCATTTAATGGCTGGTGGTGCTGGTGGAGGTACTAATGGAGTAGATGGTCAAGCTTCTAATTCTACTGCATATCGTGGTCAAAGAGGAACACAATCTACTGGAGGAGCTACTGGAAGTGGTAATTCAGGTGCCGCTAATGCTGGTAGTGCTTTACAAGGTGGTAAAAATCCAAGCTCTGCCTATGGCGGTGGAGGCGGTGGCGGCTATTATGGTGGTGGTTCTGGTTCTTATACAGGTGGTACTATGGGAGGCGGTGGAGGTGGCTCTGGTTACTATGACACTTCATTAGTTTCAAGTGCAACTTTATATGCTGGTTCTGGTGTAGCTACTGGAAATAGTGGTGCTTCTCAAAGAGGTGGTCTTGGAGATGGTGGTGCTAGTGGAGGTACAGATGGCGACAATGGAGTTGTCGTAATTACTTATTAATATGCCTAGAAAAAAACTTAACCAAGTACAGATGTATGCAGAGCAAACAACTGGGGTTAGACTTTCAAGCCATGAGAAACTTTGTGCGTTTCGTATGAAGGAACTTCAAGATAGTATTAAAGAGTTAAGTGTAGAAGTTAAATCTTTAAGACAAGATGTGTTAAAAGGTAAAGGTGCTATTAGTGCATTGATATTGATTGGTAGTGCTTTAGCTGCAATCATAGGCTATTTCAAATTTAATGGCTAAAATATCAAAGGGCTATGAAGTTCATATAAGAAAACCAAAAAAAACAAGCATTGGTAAGAGAGCAAATTTATCAATGATGAATAAATCTAAAAGACGACAACATAAGAAATGAGTTTTTTATTAGTGGTCTATATATGTAGTGGTATTGCAGGTAATAACTGTGCATTAATACCTACAAAAATAACAGAATTTAAAGATCATTACGATTGTGCTAACTACGGTTACACAGTTTCTAGGGATTTTATGAAAAAATCTGATCGTGAATTTATCAATGAATACAGGGCTTTCGTACAATTTAACTGTAAAGAAACTAAAAAAGGAACAGGAATTTAAATGGCAAGGAATTATAGAGAAGAATATAGAAATTATCAGGGTAAACCTGAACAAAAGAAAAACCGAGCTAAAAGAAACGCAGCTCGAGCAAGGCTAATGGCAGAAGGTGCTGTACATAAAGGGGACGGTAAAGATGTCGACCATAAAGATGGCAACCCTCAAAACAATGCTAGATCAAATTTAAGAGTAGCTTCGAGAAAGAAGAATAGAGGAGCTTACAGAGTATCATGATTTGGTTTAACTTAGCCAAGATGGCAATAAAAACTGGAAGTCATATCTATCAAAATAAACAAAGAACAAAACAAGCTATGTCTGATGCTGCATTACTTACAGCAGAAAAACAAGCTCGTGGAGAATTAGAATACAATGGTAAATTATTAGAAGCTAGACAAAATGATTACAAAGATGAATTTGTACTTATTTTATTAAGTTTGCCAATTTTAATTTTATCTTGGGCAACTTTTAGTGACAACCCACAAGCTATGGAAAAAGTAAATCTTTTCTTCGAACACTTCGCTGCACTCCCAAAATGGTTTACTAATTTATGGATTTTAGTTGTTGCGAGTATCTTTGGAATAAAAGGTACACAAATATTTCGTAAAGGAGATAAAAAATAAATGAAAACAATAGTATTATTTATTTATCATTGGTCTAGCCTATTAAATTCTTGGTCATGGCAAAAACTTTATAGCAATAGAAAAACAGGATTAGGATATAAGAAGTGAGTAAGTAGTGCCGAGACCAGTTAGAAAATGGGTAGTAAGATTAAGAATGTGGTATGCAGATTTAAGAGGGCATCACGGTAAAAAATGGGACTACGAACCTTCACAACATTATATGAAAAGGAAAAAATGAGAGTATCAGATAACACAGCGATAAGTATGCCAATGAGAAACTTGCTTTCAATTTTGGGAGCAGTTGCAGTAGGAGTATGGGCATATTTTGGAGTCATTGAACGTATCAACTCAATAGAGAATGATAATGTTTTAATTAAAAAAGATTTAGACCAAGCCGTTGAATTTTCTATCAAGTGGCCTCGTGGAGAATTAGGAAGTCTTCCTGCAGATTCAGAACAATTTTTGTTAATTGAAAGTTTATTGAGTGATGTAGAGTATATCCAATTAGAAATTAAAGAATCAAGACATAACGCAGTTAATATTTTAAGACTACAAAAAGATGTAGATAAAATTTTAGGAGTAATAGAAATTCTTAAAGACAAAGTAAGAAGTAATGGTGATGCACATGACTGAAGTAGTAGTAGCTCTGTTAATGTTAGTTAATAACGAAATCAAAGAACATAGAATACAGCCTTCAATGAGTGCCTGTTTAAAAGGAAAACGAGTAGCTAGTAGGGTTTATAACGCCAACGTACAATATACTTGTATTAAATCTATGGCTGAAACAGAAATTTATATGGGTGAAAAATCAATTAAAAAACTTATAATATCTTAATAATGAAAAAAAATTGTAAACAATGTAAAAAAGAATTTGAAACTACAGATGAGTTTAATGTATTTTGTAGTGACGAATGTAAACAGGAAGCACTTGCTGATCTTGATAAAGACAGCGATGAATGTTTATCTTGTCAGTAAAATAAAAATATATGAGATACTTAATTCTCTTTTTATTCTTATTGACATTATCCTGTACCTCGCAAGTAAGTAATAATGAAAATAACAAAGCTAAACAAGTCCTTCAATGGGCTTTAAGATTAAATGGAGTGAATAAATGATAATGGAAATGATAGATTACGCTAAACATTATTGGAATGACCACAAAAAAACTGTGGTTGTTGTAGGAATAATTTTAGTTATAGCAATAATACTATAAGGAGATCAATATGACAATACCCGATATGTTTATAAAGACAGTAAATTTTTGGTTGAACTCATCTGCCTTATCTAAGTGGGCAATGTTTATTATATTTTCAACTATACTTTTTATATTATAAAATTAACCTAATGAAAATAAATCAATAATGTCCCAAGATAAAAAAGAAGATACACTAAATAGCCTACATGTTAAATTAGCTGAAACGCTATTAGATAGGGTTAACGACCCTGAATGTAAATCTTCTGATCTAAACGTGGCACGTCAATTTTTAAAAGATAACAATGTAGATGCTGTACCTGTTGCAGAAAGTCCGTTAGCTCGATTGGCAAACCAATTGCCATTTACAGATGAAGAATTAAAAGAGGCTATGGACGAACCTATTAACTAAGGAGTTATATGAAGGCAATTAAAGACGACTTTAGGAATTTCCTATTCCTATGTTGGAAGCATTTAAGCTTACCAGATCCTACTCCAGTTCAGTATGATATGGCAAGCTTCATACAACACGCCCCCAAGAGAGCTGTTATTCAAGCCTTTAGAGGTGTTGGTAAATCTTGGATATGTTCAGCGTTTGTCTGTTGGAAGTTAATGAACAACCCAGACTTAAAGTTCCTTGTAGTATCAGCTTCAAAGAATAGAGCCGATGACTTTTCTACATTTACTAAAAGACTAATCGGAGAGATGGAAGTATTAAAACATTTAACACCTAAAGATAATCAAAGGGGTTCAAATGTATCCTTTGATGTATCTTTAGCTAAGGCTTCACACGCACCTTCAGTTAAGTCGGTAGGAATTACAGGACAACTTACAGGGTCAAGAGCTGATTATATAATTAGTGATGACTGCGAAAGTTTAAATAATAGTTTAACTCAAACCATGAGAGATAAGTTAGCAGATAGCATAAAAGAATTTGAAGCTGTCTTATCCCCTAATGGTAAAATCCTATTTCTAGGTACACCTCAATCTGAAATGAGTATGTATAATGACTTAGGCACTAGAGGATACACAACAAGGATATGGACAGCTAGAAAACCACTAGCTAAAGACATTAAAAAGTATGATGGTAAACTAGCTCCTTACATCACTGAGAGCTCTTTAGAAGACAATTCTCCTATTGACCCTAAAAGGTTCACAGATTTAGATCTTAGGGAACGAGAAGCGTCCTACGGGCGTTCAGGATTCAGTTTACAGTTCATGTTAGATACCACATTGTCAGACAAAGACAGATACCCCTTAAAGCTATCTGATTTGGTAGTTATGGATATAAATAACAAGTTAGCACCTGTGAGTGTTGCTTGGGCAGGCAGCAACGAATATGCCATAGAAGATTTACCAAGTGTTGGATTTACTGGAGACAGATTCTATAGCCCTATGTTTAAGTCAGAAGAATTTGCAGAGTTCAACGGTTCAGTAATGTCTATTGATCCTAGTGGACGAGGTAAAGATGAATTAGGTATTTGTATCGTTAAGATGCTTGGTGGTAATTTATATGTTCAATCATGTACGGGACTTACAGGTGGATATGTTGAAGAAAACTTACAACTGATTGCTAGAGAAGCTAGAAATGCAGAAGTTAATAAAATTATAGTAGAAAGAAACTTTGGGGACGGAATGTTTACCCAGTTATTAAAACCAATCGTTAATAGGTTTTATCCTGTGACTATTGAAGAAGTAAACCATAGTAGACAAAAAGAATTAAGAATAATAGATACCTTAGAGCCTGTTATGAATCAGCATAAGCTTATCATTAGTCCCCAATTGATAAGACAAGACTTTGATACTAAAGATGCTAATTACCAATTGTTCCATCAGATGACCCGTATAACGAAAGACAAGGGTAGTTTAAGGAACGATGACAGATTAGATGCTTTAGCTATAGCTGTTGCTTATTGGGTTGAACAGATGTCTGTAGATGGGGACTTAGAATTAAACGCCCATAAGGATAGACTACTAAAGACAGACTTAGAAAGATTTATGAATAGTGCGTTAGGTCATACCCCTAAGAGTGATAACTGGATTCCTTAAAGGGTCTTTAAGATTACCCTTAAGGGTTATAAGGGTTATAAGGGTATTATAAGGGTTAACTCTTAGATACCCTTAAAGAGTACTCTTAAGGATACCCTAGAGGATACCCCTTAAGACCCCCGTTGGGGAAATGGCGTTAAATGATGAATTGTATACAATAGGTGTGGAAGCGAGAGTAGAAACACCTATACAACAAATAATTTTACTACAAAAATTTAAATGGGTATCTTTAATTACTCTACTGTCAAAAATCCCCCGTAGGTTGTGCAACCTAGACGTGTATCGGGAAATCAATTATTGAGGGACTACGTACTTTAAGGGTCGAGGGTGTGCAAGGGACTATATATCCTAATCAATGAAACTTGATTTTTTTAATTCTCGTTCATGTTTCTTACACGGTGTATCTGTTTTTTTGTTTTGGAACTGGTTACCAGTAGTAGCCTTTAAGGGTGTACTTTCTCGACCCTTAAAGATTAACCTACATAAGTTCTAAAGCATATTATTTACACCGTGTATCTGTAGCACAGGACGGTCAGTTCTCGACCCTTAAATCCTTATAGCTTTGATTAATAACGGGATTAAAATTAATACTACACAGCCTAAAATAAATTGACCATCACTGAAGACACCAATGACCAATACCAATATCAACGAGATAAAACTCATTAATAAAATAAATCTAAAAAATCCATTTAACATCTAAACCACCTTTTTTTTTGATTGCTGATAAGTCTTAAATATCTTTTTACGGGCTTTAAGTTTTAACCCTAAAATATTACGCATTATAAAAATCGCATTACGGTATTTTTTTGCATCGAAACATTTGAAAACGTCTCGACCGTGCATATCTGTAATTGCTTTTAATACTATATTTTTAGTCATATAATCCACCCTTTTTGTTGTATTTTTATCACACTTTTAGTGTTGCAAAATTACCACACTTTATAAACTATTGTCGCCTATTAAACAAGTCATTAAATTAAAATAATAACGAATTTGATACGGTATTAATTTGA